CAGTCTATCAAGTATTTCTTTGCGCTCTCGCTCGAATGTAGTACGGACGTGTTCGAGGGCATCTCTATCCACCCTGATTCCTGCCATTGACATTCTTGTGAGGACTTTGCAGGTTTTGAATGTGATGTTTTTGACTGCTCGTAATGAGGCAGAGCTTGGTGTGTTGAAGTCTGCTTCGGTAGCTTTATACAACTCCCCAGTAGTAAGCAAGTCGTACTCAAGATAATGACTGAGTTCGTCAAGTGGTATCTCATTGGTGTTGTATCCTTTCTTGTAGTATGCCTTGAGTGTATCGTCTTTCTTGTACTGTAGGTCACGTCTGATAGCACACTGCTCTAAACTTAGTGGCTGCTTTTGTCCACGTAAAAGTAAATATTCTGCAAGCATTGTGTCATATATATCACCATCATATTTAAAACCATTAGCCCAAAGCCAGGCTAGATCATACTGTAGGTTATGTCCTATCAGTAGCGTTGTATTGTCTAGCATCCTCTGTAAAACACAATCATTCTTTTTGTGTTTGTCTGTGGCTTCTTTGTGGTCAAACGGTAATAGTCTTTTCTCTCCTGTATCCAAGCAGAGTACACCCACCTCAGTAAGTGTGTTGCTTGGCTCGTAAGGATCATTAAATATCTTACCATCTCGTAGAGTTATTGAGTTCTCTACATCTACTACTCTTCTCATGCTGAGTACCTTGCTCTCTCTCCATCTAACTGACAGTGGACAACCCCATGCCATCCACCCTTTAGTTTATTCTTAGCTACGTTCAAGTGTCGCTGTGTGTCTGACTCATACTCACCCTCTACCTGTGGGTTCTTAGATATCAAAACCATCAAGTCACACTCAGCAGCTTTACCTGTCTTACTGCCCTCAAGCATAGATTGATCTACATATATCTTACCTTCTGCTTCTGCTGATAGCTGAGACATCCAGATAACTGCACAGTCGTACTGCTTGGCTATGTTTCTGGCGTGTATGGCTGCATCCTTTAGATACACATGAGAGTCTGCACCTGTCTTGTTAGCAAACTTGTCACCCATGTCTAGCACTACGATGTCAGGCTTGTGGTTCTTGACTACAGCCTCAACCCACACCATGTCCTTGCCTGTGCTATCTACTATCCGTATGTTGTCGTACACTGGCTTGTACCGTGTAGATGCAAGAGCGTAGTTGTCCTTGATCTCTTCCATAGGCATGTTAGATGCAGCACTGAGATACCTAGCACCGACACGAGTATAGTCCTCTTCGTTACACAGGACGATACACTTAGCACCTTGTCTAGCAAAGCCACGCTCAGAGGCAATCAGAGAGGCGTGGAAAGATGTCTTACCTGTGTTAGGTCTAGCACCCACCAAAACTAGATGTCCACCTGATATGCCCTCTACCTTGCGCTGCAATGAAGGTATGTTAAACTGCCACTTAGACTGTATCTCATTAGCTACCAGTAGATTTTCAATAGATATGTCACCCCACTCTACTTTTAAGTTAGGCATGAAGTTATCTTGATAGTCAGTGATTATGTTACGCAGTGGTTCTAGTGTGTTCTTCTCACCATTCACGTAGTCAAAGCCTAAGTTAGCTACCTCCTCACCTACTACCTGTTGGAATAGGTTAGACATAACTTCTTGAGCTACCTCTTGGTTCATAGGTTTCTCTTGCCGTAGCTTATCAAACAATCTTTTGTAGGACTCTTTGTTTGCTGTAGTCAGTGTCTCTCGTGTAAAGAACAACCCCTCTAACTCTGAGAAGTTTAGATCCTTATCGAACTGGCTCATGGCGTAGTCTATGGTTCTCTTTACCTTGCGTACATCCTTAGTAAACAATTTGTCTGGTGTATGTATGCCTTTGTTACTGTCATAGAAATCTTTATCCATGAGTGTCCTAAGTAAGGCTAACTCTCCACGCTCCATCTTCTATTCTCCTTATGTGTTATATGCTTTTAATGCTGCCCATGAATCAGGATAAAGTGTATCCATATGTTTATCTATACCCATAGCCACTAGTCTAGTCTCATATTGTGTATCTTCTTTCAAACGAAGTTTACACATATCTGACCATGCGTCAAGACTACCTGACCAGTACCACTCAGTCATGGTGCTTTGTGGCAACACCATACGTGCTTGCTCTGGTGCTACATCACTATTAATCATAGCATTATAAAGATCACGAACTGAGTTGTATACATCTGATGTCCATTTACTAGGTGTATTCATTACGTCATCGTATTGTGTGTGACCTTCTATGGAAAGGTAAGGGTCTTCAACTATCCAGTGCAACATATCAACCACCGTATCACTAGAACCCTGCTTCTTATCTGAACTACGTCCACGCCATGTCTCAGGCTCATAGAACTCAGGCTTCTCATCTACATACCTACGGCTTATCTCGTTCCAACGTAGGAACTTATGCTTGACTAGCTGTCTAGCTACAAAGATAGGAGCCTTGACATGGAAGCTAACAAAGCAGTGACCGAAGGGTGACATGTGTTTGTGCCTAGCCAAGTAAGATATAAGTAGAGCATCATCTACTTTTAGTTTGTAATCGTAATCCCACTCACTCTTTTTGTTGAAGCTAACACGAGCAGCGTTTACTACAGTAAGATCACTACCCATGCTATCTATAAGCTCAACATTAATCATAGTTATTAGCCTTTCGTTTCTCTGCTGCTGCCTTATGTTCCATGTTGTTCATAGGGCGTATGAAAGTCTTTACGCCCATATGATCCTGTAGTTTCTTCTGCTTGTACGCTACGTCCTCTTCTATGTTCTTACGTTGAGTTTCAGATAGCGTCTTTGCGCTGAGAGTTCTTATCATACGATAGATATCTTTAGTTAGTTGACTCTCTTTTTTGTTCATCTTCAGTTTCCTTTATGTGTTGCAATATTGTCACAGCTTCTTCACTTGCTATTTTAAACCACTCACCTTGTCTCTTACCACACATAGCAGCAGCCTTGTGAGCTACACGCTCTGCTTTTTCTCTGTCAGGAGTAGCAATGGTGTGCACTAACCGGTAGTCACGCATGGGTGAGTAAGTATGGTAGTCTTTAAATCTATTTTGTGCATCAACGGCACAGCCTATCTTTACCCAATCAGGCCAAGCTGGGTTAGTAATAACATAAACGTAACCCTCTTTTACTTTCTTATCTTTTTGTAGTGAATCAAAGTTGGCATCACCACGAGATATATATCTGCCAGGTTTATGTAAAGGATGTGACTCTTTAATATATTTACCATCGACATACATACGATTGGGGTTACTCTTTACGTTTCTCTTTCTTTGTATCTCTGCGCTGTTACCCTCTTGATAGTAGTATGGCTTACCTGTTGTTGGGTTAATCTCCTGAGACATCATGTCTTACTCCTTTGTGTTTATCTTTACGTTGAGGTTTAGGTTTCTTCTTATCTGGTACTACTTGTTGTCTATACTTTGATTGTCTTACCTCCTTCGCCATTGGGTTTTGTTTGTTTGTGTGACTTTTCTGCAACATGTATCCATTCTCCTATATGTTCTATATCTTCTGGGTCTTGATACTTTACATCGTCACGCAATCTTATTGCTCTTGTGGGTATGTCACACCACGCCTCTATTTCCTTACGCATAATCAAAGTCTTTCTTAGTGCGTCTGGATCAAGCGCAACCATAACATAGGCAGCGTTGTCGCTCAAGCATTCTTTGTGTGCATCGGTCAGGCTTGTACCTAATAAAGCAAAACCTGTGACATCTGGGTATACCTTTGCGACTGTTACTGCACTGATTACGTCCTCTACTACAATGTAGATACCGTTAGGCTCACCGTAGCAATACTTAGCATACTCTGCTGCACCACCGTAGCGTAACCACTTAGGTTGTTTACCATCCAGTGCTCTACCTATTGCATCAACGATAAGTCCATCATTGTAGATAGGAAACACTGCACGTTTATCTTTAAGATCGTACAGTAACTCTATGTTTTCTAAAGGATTTGCGTACTCGCCCACCCATCGCATACGAAATCTGTTTACATATTTGTTACTTACGTCAGTTGTTACGTGTTCTGGATAAACAAAGTGCTCTAACCTCTTGTTTATATTACCTGTTTCGATCAGGGGCGTGACTAGATAGTGCTCTAGTTCATCTTTAGATATGCCCAGGTTTATCTTACCTTGAACATCACACGATAACTTATAGCAGTTGTAGATTAACGTACCATTGCGCTTAGTTGCAGTGAAGGTGTTCTTACCTTTACATCTTGGGCAGTCCTGGCGTATCTGCTCTCCTTCTACTACATCTAAGGCATTGATATCAATAAGCATCTTTTATATCCTTTAGCATCTCTTGTATTGTTGCTTTAATATTAGGGTCAACTTTATCTTTTTTACTTAAATTTTCTGTGGCTGTTATAATCTGTAAGTTACCACTCCAGTGTGGGCCACCATCAGATAGAGGCCACATATGATCTACGTGGTGCTGCACACCTGTTATTTTAGTAAACAATGCACATAGTTTATATGTTTGATACAGGCGTTTCTTTTCTATAGGACAATCACGCAAATGTGTAGGTATCTGTACTATTTTTGATGCCCTGTACTTACCTGCTTGGGCAATTACTTTTGTTTTGTTAGCTTGATAGTATTTTTTCCAAAGAAGTTCATATTTTTCTTTGTTATTATGATAATAATCCTTACTGTAAGCTTTTAGCTTTTCTTTGTTAGCCTGATAGTAAACTTTTGTTTGTTCGACTATCTTTTCTTTGTTAGCCTCTCTGTAAACTTTTTTAGTTGCTGCTATCTTTTCTTTGTTAGCCTCTCTGTAAACTTTTATCTTCTCTTTGTTATCCTTACTGTAAGCTTTACATTTTTCAAGTATCTTTTCTCTGTTAGCCTGATAGTAAACTTTTTTAGTCGCAGCTATCTTCTCTTTGTTAGTTTTTCTGTGAGCCTTATGATAAGCAGCTATCTTCTCTTTGTTATCCCTCCTGTAAGCTTTATGATAAGCAGCTATCTTCTCTTTGTTAGCCTGATAGTGAGCAGCTTTCCAAGCTTTTATCTTTTCTTTGTTAGCCTCTCTGTAAGTTTTATTATAAGCTTTCTTGGCTTCTTTTTTACACTTAAGTGGCATCACTATTTCTCCGCTTTAAAAGCATTGCGTTTTGCTAATGCTTCTGATGCGCCAGTGTACGTGTGTTTGATGTAAGGAGTCAAGCTATTTATGTTAGTGTGTCCACTTACTTGCTTGATCTGTGTTATATCTACACCGGCTTCTACCATCTCAGTGATAGCTGTACGCCTCATGTCCATAGCTGTGAGATAGCTAGGTAGTTCTGCTGCCTCTAGTACTGCATTGACGTGGACGTGAAGCATC